CTGGTACGCCTCCTTCAGCTTGGCCTGGAGGTTGACGATCCCGTCGTAGGTGAAGTTGGCCGCGTCGCCGGTCACCACCTGCTCGACCTGCTTCTGGGTCGTGTCGGTGCCGGACGTATAGCTGGCCAGCCCCTTCGGCTTGTTCACCCCGCTGCCGGTGACGAAGGCGGTGGCCTCGTCGCGAGTGAACTTGTCGGTCACCTTCTGGCCGATCCACCCTTCCAGGTCGATCATCGCGTCGTCCAGCATCTTCTGGGTGACGGGGGCGTTGGCGTACAGCTCGTTGACCGGGATCTCGACCTTCTGGAAGGTGGGCGTCGAGGTGGCGGTCCGGGCGTCCTGCTCGCCGACCCAGCCGGACCCGGCCTGGTCGTTGTCGAGGATGATCTCCATCGAGTCGGTGCCGATGGTGGTCACCGTGGCGAGCTGGCGGATCGGGGAGGTCTCGTAGACGAATTCGGTCTGCGGGCCGGTGATCTGCGGGAGGACGAGGTAGCCGCCGTTCGGGTCGGAGTTGACCGACAGGGTCTTGAACTCGGCGTCCTTCTCCGACAGGTCGCGGACGAAGTCGTCGAAGTACATCGGGCCGGCCCCCTTGCTGACGCGGGCGAAGTCGTTGAACGCGGTGTTCAGCTTCTTGCGGAACTCCTTGCCCTTCGCCTCGGGGTCGCCGGTGCCCTGGCCGACGCGGTTGAAGGCCGTCTTGAGGGCGGTATTCTCGGCTTCGAGGGCCTTCTGCTGGTCTTCCAGGTGCTGCTGCTTCTGGGCCATCTTCTGGTTGGCCTCGATGCCCGCGCCGATGTCGGTGGCGAGCTTGTCCAGTTTGGCCTGGTCGAAGGCGTCGGCCTTGACGCGCATCGTGGCCAGGTCGGCCTTGAGGGGTTCGAGGGTGTTTTTCAGTTCGTTGAAGGCGGTCAGTGCGCCTTCGACGGCGGTCTTGGTCTCCTGGTCTAAAGCCATATGGTGTGTCCTTACAGTTTGAATTGGTTGAAAAGTGTGCTCAGTTCCGCGGTTTCGATCACAGCCTCGCGCTGCGGGGCGATCGCGGTGTATCCCTTCGCCAGCAGTCCTTTCGCCTGGCTCCGGGTCAGGCCTGCCTCACGCAGGCATCGTTCGAGGGTCTTGGGGGTGTGGGCCGACTTGGCGTCGTCGCCCGGCTCCGCGGCGTCGTCCGCGAGCAAGGCCATGGCCTGCTGGACGAACTGGGAGACGGTGCCGAGGGTTTCCGCGGTCGGGGCCATGTCTCCGGCGGAGTACGCCTGGCAGATGCCGGCCGCCTGGTCGAGCAGGTCGTAGGCCGCATCGAGATCGTCGGCGACCGCCTTGACCGTCGTGATCGCGGCCTGGTCGTTCATCGGGAAGGTGACGAGCGACACCTCCCAGAGGTCGAGCTTCTTGAGGGTGCGGGTGTTGGCCTTCGGGTCGTAGTCGTAGTCGAGGGTGCTGTACCCGATGGACATGGAGTCCAGCGCGCCCATTTTGGCCAGCGTGTACGCCTCGTTGCCCCGCGGGGTGTCGGCAAACCGGCCCTTGACGTACAGGCCCTTGTCGGTCTCGGTGGCGGCGTCCCAGACGCCGATCAACTCGCCGGTGTCGTGCTGCCAGAGCATCTTGGGCTTGCGAGCGGTGAGCGACTGGGCGAACGCGCCGGGGACGATGATGTCGTTGCCGGCGTCCTTGTTGCCGAAGGTTGACGCCCAGCCCTCGACGGTGCGGTCGTCCTCGCCCGCCTTCAATTCGAGGGCGAAGCTCTTGTGCGTGATCTTCATGTCGGGTTACCCGTGGTTGTTTCAGGCTGCATGTTGGAAATGCCAGAGCATGGTCGAACCGGCCATCCGCGCCTGGGCTTCGGGCTCGGCCAGCGTGTCCGCGGCGCGAGCGAAAAGGACGCCGTCCGGTTCGCCGGGCTTGAATGGAACGAAAGCGTAGGCTTCGAGCCCTGGAGCCTGCTCGCATTCCGCGGTGACGTAGGCTTTGCCACTTTGGCGACTTTGGATGCGGTAGTTCTTGAACGTAAGCATGGCGGGTTACCCGTGGTTAAAGTTGAACGAGATGGCCGGTGGCGAGGTCGCCGGCGAAGTGCGTGACCAGGATCGGCTTGTCGGCGAAGGAGGCCGTGGTTCGCGTGAGCATCACCAGCCCGTCGGCGTAGAGGGTTTCGGTCTTGATGGTGACCGTGAGGTCGGATGCCGTGTGCGGGCGGAAGTCGGCGGCGATGACGTTGCCGTGATGGGAGCGGATGCGGGTCACTGATCTGCCTCGCTGTAAACTAAAGTGCATCTGCAATTGTGCTGGACAATTCCATTGCAGATGTAGTATCCATTATTTGTCTCTAAATTGTAAACATAACCGGAGTAAACCATGTGACGAATCCTGATAACCTGATCCAAGAATACCTCTCGGGCAAAAGCGTTCCGCAGCTTGCGAAAGAAAGTGGGCTCGCGATCGGACTCATCTACGGGTTGCTTCGTGAAACCGACATACCGCGTCGCACCAATGCAGCGGCGCTCCGATTGACCGCCAAGGCCAAGCGGGATATCTACTCGCCCGAAGTCGTCCGTCGGTTCGAGGCGGGCGAGTCGGTCAAAGCCCTTTCCCTGGCCTTCCAAGTTCAACGCAGCAACATCAACCTGTGCCTCTCCGATCACGGCGTCGCGCCGCGAAATCGCAGCGAAGGCATGTGCGCCAGAATGGCCCAGACATCCCTGGAAGACCGCATGCGGCTCGCGGAGAAGGCGAATGACGCCATCCGTGGCAAGCCGCGCGAATTCTTTCAGGCGACTGCTGAGAAGCAAGCTTTCGGCAAGCAAGCAACCCTGAGCAAAGTCGGTGGCGGCGAGACAGAAATGGTCCAGTGGCTTCAGGATCGCGGTTGTCACCCTGTGCCGCAATTGGCGTGTGGGCCTTACAACATCGACATCGCCCTCGACTCTGTCGCCGTGGAAGTTCACGTTAATACTTGCAACCCGCACAGCTACTCTTACTACGGCAAGCGAATCGTATATCTCCTCCGCAGTGGCCTCGACGTCTTGTACATTAAGGTCACCAAGCAGCGTCCTCTCCGTCCGGCGGCTGCCGATTACGTAACCGCCTTCTTGAAGGCTTCCCGCTCTGACCCATCCGCTCCGCGTGAGTACCGGATGATTCGGGGTGACGGTGAGTTTGCTGCCGCTTTTCGTCTCGATGCTGAGCAACAGGCCCTCGTGCCAGTGTCGCGTCATTGTCTGGATGCGGCCTGACTGAATCACCGAATCCGGGTACAGGCAATTAATTGTGTTCTCCGCGCTTGCCGCCGGGTCGCCCGGGCGGTCCATTTCTTCTCCGTCGACGACGAACTTCTCGTCCATCGGGATCGGGTCACTGCCCGCCATGTCGGCGTGTTCCGGCCGCGTGCGGCTATCGAGTGTCGGTGCCCACTCCTTGAGCATCGTCACGCCCAGCCGGTCCTCGGCGGCGCGGACGCTCTCGGCGCTCGCGTAGTTCGCGGCGGCGTGCGTCTCGGTCCGGGCGATCATCTCGGCCCGGAAGTCGGACAGGTCGGTGACGGACTGAATGCCGTCGGCGATGGCCGCCGTGCCCAGCCCGTCCTCGAGCCCGTCGGAGATGGCCTTGAGCACGTCGGCCTCGGACGTGTCGGCGATCAGCTTCGAGCGTTTCAGCCCCTGGGTGTGGACCCACTGCTGGGCCAGGTCGGCGAACAGGTCGTCCTCGGCGGCCGCCTTGAACTGGCGGCTTTTGACCTGCGACAGGCTGAGCGCCCCGAACGCCGGAACGACCCGGGTGTAGTGGGCCTTGAGCGTCCCGAAGAGCCGCTGCTGGTGCTTATCGACCAGGTGGAAGAAGTTGGGCACGCCGTGCTCGCGGTACAGGTCCGCGCAGGCTGTAATAAATTCGTTCTTGTCCGCGACGATTTTGCCGCGGAGTTGGTCCTCGAAGCGGTCCATCGTGGCCAGGAACGCGCGGTGGTACGCGGCGCGCGTGACCATCAGCCGTAGGCCAGCTTCGTCAGCCGCTCGGCCCGTCCCTCCGTGAACCCGTTCGCGATCAACCACTTTTTGTGCCTGGCGGCTTTGGGGTCTGGCGGCGGGTTCGGCTCGCCGGGAGTCGGTGGTTGTCCGGGCGGGGCCGCTTGCGGTGCGGTGGGGTCGACGAGCGGATCCTCGTCCGGATCGGTGTTCGTGTTCGTGGCCAGCGCCACGATGCTGCCGTCCTCGCCGAGGAGCACGCCCCGGCCTTCGAGCAGCA